CTCACTCTACCAGCTGGTAGTTCGCCAAGAGCAACTGAAGAACTTGCATCCCCAGCACCATCCTGGTCGTGAGTGAAAAACATGATTCTTAATTTACCATGTTCCTCCGTAGTCTTATTATTGGTAACAGGAGTTGCAGTACGATTAGTATATTCAGTTGATTTCTGAGTAGTAACAGCCATTTATATCCTCCTATTATTCGTTGCACGGAATTTGGACTACTTTTTCTTCTTCCATGCGAGTAGCACCAATGCTCATGGAATAATAAACTTGAGTGCTGTATGATTTATCAGCTCTCTCATCTATTCTTGCACTAACATCCTTGCCAATGGCAAGTTTGATTGCATCCTCGGTGAAAGCGAAACATAGCCTGTCATCCGTATAGGTTGAGTCAAGATTAAGCCTGTTTGACATAATAAACTTGAAACCAAGGAATGAATCAANTTGACCCATCGCTAAAGCCTTCACAGTATTATAATCAGAGTTCTTAACCTCTGTAGTGTTAAGCAAATCCTCTATTTGGGTTGCTCCACACACTACATATCTTTTTAATGATGGATCCACATCTTTGAGATCCAGTTTCTTCTTCGCATCCAAAAGTTTTGCAACGTTCAATCCAGTGGATTGATCTGATGTTGCGTATTTTTGAGTGCTAGGCAAGCTGGTGGATGTACCCCCAGTTTCGCCTGTATAAGCAGTCGCATTCATCGCTGTGATGATAACGTCATCAATTGATCTTCCCATCGCCGCTGCTGCCGCTTTGGCATAAGTTGAAGTAGGATCAATCAGCATTCTTACTTTGTCCTGATCGTCTATGAGATCAGCCCATTCGTAGTCAGCCAATGATACCCTTCTTCTTGTATGGGGAGTGTCAATCTGCGGAGTGTCTGCGTGCCTGGAAGATCTCACTTGAGCAGCGGTTATACCGACTTGATCAAAATAAGCGTTCTTCCCAGTCACAGATTCCACATCCACAGCTTCACGCAAACGACTACCAAATTGTTGCGCTAGCAGTTGTACATTATTTGAATATTGCTGTACAAAAGCGGTGGTAATTTCACTTGACATAATTGCCTCCATTTAGTGAAAAGGTTATGTGTCGAGTAATTATCTACGATGTAGGTTAATCTTCATTTAGCGGCTGATAGCCGATCTTCTGTTCAGATTGTCAAACTGGATGCTCTCGCACTACCCAGTTGAAACTCCAAGTTGCATATTGCGTAATTTAAAAACTTCGTCAACAACTGATTTGTGTTCAGGATGATTTTTTAGCCAATAAGGGGAATCCTTGTCTCCCATGATCTTTTGGATTTCTCGTTCCGCCTCATTCGGTGTCATCGCGCCAGCTTCCTCCTGACCGCCTCCCATGCTGTCCTCGCTGAAGTTTTCCGCCATGCTTACAAGTGATTTAACAAAGCCTGGATGATTGCCAAGCGGCGTGCCATCCTTCAGCATGACATCAGCCAAATCATTTGCAAAATAATTTTTAAAAACAGAGTTAGCCTGGTTCATTTTCTTGTCATAAGCCAAACCCCACTCCTTTCGTAATACTGTTTCATTTTCAACCTTGTTCAGCTCCAAGTCTTTTTTCGCCGTGTCCATCGCACCCTGTTCCAGCTGCGAGTAGTAATTCAGCACTCCTTGCACCTGGCTTGGGAGCAGATTCAGCTTATGCGCCTCGGCGATGAAATTCTTGACTGGCGTTTCACTCGCTCCATCCTGTAAAGAATATTTCACGTCATACTTATCAGGGGAAGTTGGAACCCCCAGCTTTGTATACACATCCTTCCAGTCATCATCGGTTGCGTGTTTTCCTGGTATGGCGATCTTGTCCGCGCCGACCATTCGCTGCGCCGACACATATCCCTTCGCCAGCTGACCGACATCCTGGATGTTTTCCAAGGATGCCTCATTCCTGACATCTTCAGGCAAGGTGTCTAAAAAATTCGGTTGCTCGCTTGTTTGTTCAGATTGCGGCTCCACCGCAGTTGTCTGTTCTTCAGCCATTTTATTTTTTCTCCTTTGGTATTGGTTTCAGCATTGACTTAATGAAAAGCAACACTGCTCGCTGTCCTTCCAAAAAAGCCATCTCATTGGCATCCTTGGAAAAAGTTGAAACGTGATAAGCGCATCTGTTCTCCAGATCCGCCATCACATCCTGTCCTTCCTTTGAATTGAAAAGAACCTGGTATTTAATTCTTGATTGTTTTAAAATTTCCTCTTGATTAGGCATTATTCACTTCCTTCAACAGCGGAGCCGCTTTTCCACCAGCTTCAGCCATCTGGGATGCCTGATCCAGTTGAGCTTGTTGCTGCGCCGCTTGAGCTTGCTCCTCCCTGATCTGTGCAACCTCCTGATCGGATCGTAAAATTTTTCTCGGAACCCCCAGCACATCCGTTATGTGCTTGACAAGTTTGTCGGAGTCCAGATAATCCATCACAGGCATCATCTGCGCGAGTGGCGTGATAATTTCCAAGGCTCTCAATATCGCCTGAACATCTCCAGTCCGCTGTGATCTAGCCAATGGGGAAACATATTCTATGTCTACTGTGCTACCTTGAAGCGTAACTGGTGGAACAGGCAGTATTTCCTTCCTTAATAATATATTGAAACATCGTGTAATCAGCGGTTGCAGCATCTCCGCCTGGAGCCTTCCCAGGACTGGTGCGAGCAATCGCATTTTTTCCTCATTCCTCTGCATAACCTCGGTCGCCGTCATCCTGACATCCTGTGACATCAGCAGCTGGTCCACGAAGTACGCCTGTCTGATTGATCCCCTCCTCTGATCCTCCAGGTTCAGTCCGACTGGCGTGTTCGCACCGATGTTGAGCGGTTCAATTCGATCCCTTGAACCAGATCTGTAATAATTCAATCCTCCTGGCTGGGTCCTGACTGGCAGAATGAAACTGTCATCAGGTACTAGGAGCGGCGGATCAACCATTTTCTGCGCCGCCTTGATCGTTGTCTCCGACATTTTATTTAACATTTTAATGTCAGGGAGCGCGGTCATGGATGGAGATCTTCCGTACGTCTCCGAGCTGGATTTCAACCATCTGGGAACGACAAACGGAAATTCGTTAAATCCTGAAATGGATATTATTTTCTTATCCTCATGATCATAATAAATGGAAGTGAACGGCATGGATGTGTTTTCCATGCGATACGGATTCTGCCTGTCATTGGGTTTAACGCAATGATGGAGCGTAACCTCGTCATACGGCTTGTCCTCCGCAATCTTTATTATTTTCTTTGACANCTTGTCGCCGAACCGCTGAAAGGCGGCTCTAGCGGTCATCTTAAATTCCCTGTGAACTGTGTCGACTATCCCCTTGTCACTCTCCGAAATATAAATTTCCTTGATGTGCCTGGTGGAAAACCTTAAAAACTTCTGGTCATCCTCCTCGATCATCATGCACGCCGTTCCAAAGGTGATCAGATCAGTGTACAGTTCATGAATTTCCTGTTGGAAGTTAGACCGATCAAGAGCAATGTACATTGTTTGCGTACAGGCTTCTAGCCATTCTCTGCTTTCTTCATCGGATGCCAGCATTTCATTCTTGAACCGCATACTGAACCACGGAGTCGCCGCATTGGTGAGCATTCCGTGTAGGGAGGAAGATAGTAATTCCGCTGCGTGGAGAGCCGTGCCGTCAAAGATGAAAGTCGTTCTCTTATCCCCAGCCGACCTGGATTTCGTCACATCGGCTCGCCTCGGCAGACAATAGTCCGCAATCTCTTGCCAGTGATTCTCCCAGTTAGCTCTTTTTGATTTTAGCTTGCTGAACTGATCCGCTAATTGTTTCGCATCCTTCATATCATTTTTCCTTTATTCTCCCAGTGTTTTTTTCTTGTGTCCAGTCAATCCCAGGACTCCCAAAACATTTCTCGTGCTTGTGAACTTCTTGCCAGCCTGTGCGGCTGAAAATTTTTGTTTATAATCCTGATAGGCTGCTCCTGACTGCAACAGATCCGCACTTGATTCAGCCATTCCCAGTTTCGCAATCGCGCCTCCCACTCCTGGCACGACTTGTCCTATCGCACCCTGAATAGCGGTCTTGATCTTGTTCTGCTTTTGCAGCATATCCATTGAAATGGGTGTTGATGTCATCACGCCTGTGGGATCGCCTGACCCCATCGCTCCTTCTGAAACGCCGTATTTAACCTCATTCCCCTTGGAAGTCGTAAAGACGGAACGGCTGATGTTAGGATCACCCTCCGCATACAGCCTCTCCCCTTCCTCATTGCTTATTCTTACAAAATTTCCACCCTCTTTTCTAAAATAATTTCCAACAGTGGCGTAATCTGAACCCAATGAAATCAGGTAGTCATCCGTGGCTTGTGATGCCTCCGTGCCATAATGCCACTTGTCATCGCCAGTTAAATTGGCGGCGAATGTTGAAGTCGGAGAATCACCGCTCCCCCATTCCTGTCCAGGCGGAGGCGTGTTGGGAACTGTTGTCAGACCCAAGGCGGTTTCCACCGCATTAATTCCTTCAGAAACAGCTTTCTTTTTTTCTTCTTTTTTCTTTGTCGTTGGCGTGGGAGTGTCATATTCCCCACCAGTTCCGCCGCCTGAAGAATAACTGTCACCTTGTGAATTGCTGCTGGTAGCCGTGCTTGCACCCATGTCAGGCTCCCAGCAAGGTTTTCTGATAANNGTCAGCCTCGCTCACATCGCCTTGCGTGCTTGTCAGTATCGTCTCCGTATATCCTTTTTTCTTCTTTTCCAGCTTCTTCTCCGCCTCCTTCTTCGCCGTGGTCAACTCCCCAGTCACTGGGTCGATGTACTCCTCCACATGCGTTGCTGGCGGCAACTCAGGCGGTGGCGGTGGTGGTGTCGGTGGAGCTGGCATCTTCGGTTTTAAAAATCCCATGTCATATCCTCACTTCCAATGGATTGTAATTCGTTCCTGTCGCCAATTTTTCCATTCTCTTATTTTGATTCAAATCCAGTTCCTGTATGGCGACAGCCGCAACCCTCCAGGCATCCGCATAATGACTGGAGTGATCATGAACTGGCTTTGAAAAAACCTTCTGCTTGTCCATCCATTTCCTGTGATACCACTTCATGGAATCCAGGAACGGCTTGCAGTTGTTTCGGTCAATAAAACTTTTCGCCAACAGGATCTGTCCAGCGTGCAGACCATCCTCTATCGGCAGCTTCGGACACACCTTGATGGGTCGCATCCCCATGGAGAACGCGTATTCCTTCCTGGAGTGTCCAGTGCTTAATTCTCGTTGCTCCACATCATGTGGAAACACATAATTCCTGATATTATAATTCGTCTTTTTTATGTAATCCGCATAGTGGTCCAGGGATTGATTGGAATTGTTATAACAGTCAATCACGAACAAGGCTCTGCCGATCTGCTGGGTGAACAACAGGCAAGTCTGGTCGGAGATCCCCAAATCAAAATACACGTCAACTGGGTATCCTGGATCATACGGAAAATGAGAAATTTTCTTTTCATCCTCCATCTTCTGTATGATCTTGCCGTACACCGATCCTGATATGTTGGCGGTCCAGGAGCATTCAAACTCCTGTGCGTACTGGTCCTCGGTCATCAGCTTCTTCGCCGAGTCCAATTCCTCCTGTGGTACGAGCTTCGTCTCACTCGCCTTGAAGATGCAAGTGAACCAGTCTCCCAACCCCTTCGCCTCCTCGTACAAGTCATAAAAGCTGTTCATTCCAGCTGGCGTTCCTATGAAACACACCTTCCCCAGCCTATCCGCAATCGCTGGTCTGATGATCTCTGGAAACATGCGAGAGTCCATCTGCGCGTATTCATCACAGACGACCATGTCAAAGTATTGTCCGCGGCTGGCATCGACATTTTCCGAACCGAATAACGTTATACGACCATTCGTGGGAAAATCGGCGCGCAACTCCGTTTCATTGTACTTCATTCCAGGGATCTTCCTGGAAAATTCCTTCAGGTAATCCCAGGCGATGAGTTTCGCTTGCACCCTGGTCGGGGAAAAGAAAACTCCCCTGAAATTCTTTTTTTTGCTGGTGAGAGCGAGCTTGATGAGATGGTTAATGCTGAAGATCGTCTTTCCTCCCCGTCTGTGCATCACGCATACGGCGAAGCGGTACTTGTCCAAGGCATCATGCAGTATCTTCTGCTGTGGTCTTGGCTGATAGGGGATCTTAATTATTTTCATTAGTGTATTGTTTCCTTGTTTGTATTTACTTCCAGGGGAATAACCTTTTGAATATTCAATGCAGCTATGATCAGCTCGGCGGCTGCAAGCGCATCCTCCTTGTCAATGAAGTTTGTTAAATCTAATCTTACCAGGTTTTGTTTCTCGTCAAAGAATACGGCAGCCTGGATGTCGTTCATGTGCATCTGAGTGTCTAATTCTCCCATTGTATATAAAAAAAAGCCGCACGATTTTTGGGGATGGATCGAGTCGCGGAAAACCGCCATTTTTTATTTTTTTTCTCAAAAAACTTTTGATCCATTGTTACCCTGTCGGTTGCTCATCCCTTATATTCCCTAGTTAATCGTATTAGTGTCAGGTTTATTGTCACTTTCTTTGTTCGATCCTCTTAATGCGCGCGTGGACTCATTGTCTTTAAGTTCAGGACTGCCATCATCAGACCATATAACTTTAATGACTGGATC